GACTGAGGCAACTATATCTTCTTTTTTATGTAAATCAGATCCCAAGCTTATATTATGCGGCCCGTAATCAAATTGCTTCCTACAAAAAGTCTCATATTGTTCGCGCTGAATTTTTTTAAATTCTTCGCACGTCTCAGGGTACGCTAACTCTACACTCTTTACTACATCTTCTGGATTCAAATTCTTACTCCGTAACAAACATTATTTAAATTTAACGCTTTAAGATTGCAACCACCTGCATAGCTTATCGCGCTTTGCAAGTCTTGAGTAACTTCTAATAATTTTTCTTCATAGGTAAAAGAATCAGTATCCATTAATTTCATTGTACCTTCTATATTCTTTTTATCAAGCTTGTTATGTATACTTGCAGAACCATAATATTGCTTAAATCTTCTACCGGATGAATCCTTGACAACGGGGGCAGGGCTATCCGAGCATGCAGCAAATATAGACCCGCACATAACCATACTCGCACCTGCTACTAGAGCTTTAGCTATGTCCCCGTTACAACGTATCCCGCCATCAGCAATAATAGGAATAGATTGATCCTTAGCACATTCCATTATACAGCTAAACATCGGATACGTAAAGCCGGTTTTATCTTTTGTAGTACAAGCATATCCACCACCTATACCAACCTTAATAGCGTCTGCCCCTGCATCACGAAGATACTCTACCCCTTTAAATGTTGCAACATTACCGGCAATAACCTTTACGTTAGGAATGGTGTTTTTAATATGTTTAATTTGGTCTGCTACTTTAGAATGATGACCATGAGCTACATCTATTGTAATATAATCAATTCTCGGTGCGGTTAAAGCGATACTGCTAATTAAAGATTTATCTTTATCTTGAATGCCTACACTTATCGAAATAACATTAAAATTACATTCGTTTGCTTCGCGAACAAATCTTAATATATCATGATCAAAACGATGCATAATATAAAAATAGTATTTAGAATCTAACGCTTGACATATATCGAAATCAACACAACATTTCATATTAGCCGGTACTACTGGAAGACGAAATGTATTACCAAGAAAATTTATATCTGTATCGATCTCTGCTCGCGTTTTAACAGAATTAAAATTCGGCTTAAGAAAAACGTTTTCGTAATGTAAGGATATATCCATTATCGTTCTAAAATTTTATACCCGGTAAATAAACTTTTCCACAGATCTAGTGCAACCTCGTGAAGCACGCTATAAACCTGAGGTAAGGTTAGCCCTTTAATGCTGACTCCTTGACTAAGTAGTATCTCACCTTCATCTACAGCGGAAATAACTTTATGAATAACACATCCTGCAACGTTATATCCTTCTTTAAAAGCTCTTTCCTGAGGATTAAACCCCTTAAGTGAGGGGTATTTGTCGATTAAACCTGGATGTAAATTATAAATTTCGTACTGATCACAAATTTCTTTTGGTAATATTCTAAGATAACCATGTAATGTTATAACAGGGTTTATAAAATGTGCTAATATTTCATTATAATTTTCTAGAATTGGTTTTTGAGGTAGCATATACCAAACAGTTCGATTAAGCTTATGCTCTCTAAATGTGGTGGTGGCTAATAATTCTTTATTAACACCATCAGTGTTAAATCTATTGGTTACAATTGCATCCGGATAAATGCCTAAAGAATTACAAATATTATTAATCTCTGTTCCGGTTTGCGAAAAAAAAGCAATCCAAGGTCTCATCTTCGAATAATCTTCTTAAACATTGTAGTATTATATTCAACAAGTTCAAGCTGTTCGTCAGTAAATTCATGTGTAATTAAATCAGCAAGCTTAGTTGATGGCTTTGTGTCCAGACCGTAATCTGCATCATACTTTAATCCATGAATAGCGGCAACAATTGGATTGCTAGTATCACAAGACACAATATTGTAAATGTTTCTATCGACATAGTATCGAAACTCTTTTGCTAAGGAACACCCCAACAAATGATGAGGTTTATCCCACCTCCATATGCCATTATTTATTAAATCTCGAATAAAGCGCTGACGACCAGAGCACCAGCGCTCTAAATGGTGCCATCCCTGACCTGTAATTTGATAATAACTAAAATCAAAACTAATAGCAATCATATCGGTATTATCAGCCATAAACTTATAACATTCAGTTAGTTCTTGCCAATTCTTGCCTTGTATAGCACCAATTGCTCTTGTTTGAAAAGTGTTTTTAATATCTTTTCTTTTTGTATTAAAATCTTTAAAACTCTGTATTGTTGCGTATGAATCTTCTAATACGTCAGGTACAATAAACATATTAGGTTCAAGGCCTAAGGCTGCTATATAAAAAGATTCTGAATCAAACGCCTTACCTAATTCAAAAATAGAGTTATCTAGTAGTATTTCTCGGTTGTATGTCTTTCTGCTACTTGAATAAAACCGCTTATATTCGGGGTATTTATCGAGTAAATGCACGAGACAGTAGTCAAAATCGTTAAATGTTTTGGATCTCTCTAATAAAGACACGGGTATTTCATGTGATACTTTCATTAGCATATCCTTATTATAAATGTAAATAATAAATAGATCAACATGAATTATCCAAAGTATTATGGTAATTATTTGGGTATAGTTATACAAAATAATGATCCGGCAAAGAGAGGTAGAGTAAAGGTTTTTGTACCCCATGTATCACCAACAGTTTATAAAAAGTGGACTGAAGTTGCAAAAGATAAAAAATTCAAGTTTTTAGGAGCAAATGTTTGTAGTGATTTGACGGATATTTTAGAAGATCTTAAAAAGATCCTACCTTGGGCTGAAATTGCCACCCCTCTTGTAGGTGAGAGTTCTAGCGGCCGATATAATGCATTTTTAAATGCAGCTTCAATTAGCGACTCAAATGATGTTTCAACTGCATTTGTTAATTTAAGTAATTGTAATACATCTAATGAGCTTAATGAATATAGCCAAAACTTAGATAACGTAGGAGAAAAGCCAGGAAACATTTATGATATTTCATATTATAAGCTAAAAGATGCCTTTTACGATCCACAGGAAACATGCGTTAATAATGTTAATGTTTTCTCTTATAACTATACTCCCGAATGTTATAGTAATTGCGCAAAAGGAGCATTTCCTTTATTAAGAGTGGGATCTCACGTTTGGGTATTTTTTAATAGCGGGGATCCTCTCAAGCCCGTAGTGTTTAGTAGTTCCTATGGAACCGAAGACTGGAGAAGCATTCATGATATACCGTCCTCAGGCGTTACCTCGCTTTCAGCATTAGAAGATGAAGGTATTGATTACCCAGGTACATATGAAAATATATCACAACAGGAAAATGCAGCTTACGACATTAATACAGAGACTTACAGAAACAAATATGTAATAAATCAAAAAGGGGGTACTTTAGCTTTTGTTAATACAGATAACAGAGAAATGTTGAAGCTAACACATTACTCCGGTTCATTTAAAGAATTTAACAATTATACTAATATTGAACTTGCAACAAATAACGATCAAAAACTTGTACTTAATGATTCATTTTTAACAATTAGGGGCAGCAGAAACGAATATACTGAATTTGATTACGATTTAATTACCCGTGGAGATAGTTACATTAAAATTGGTGCATGCAACGGACAGGCACATACAGAATGGAAAGAAGTTTATAAAGAAATAGCAGAAACAAAGCAATTGTTTGATATACAGAGAACAGGTAGCTATACATCACAAGGCGGCTTAAAATATACGTCACCCCTACAGGCAAAGGGCGGGTCTAGTGATGCGTGTCCGGTTTGTAGTAAAGACATTAACACTTATTACGTCGTTAATAATTCTGTAGACGATGGGTTTAAGAATGAAGCAAATCCCTCTACTTCTGACGAAAAAGGAGATTTCCCTTATGGTAAATCAGTTACTTCGCGGGGCATAGTACCAAGCGTCAAATATGTTGGTAATCTAGGATCTCCTCAAAGAGCAAATGCTTTAACACCTATCTCTAATACAGTAGACGGTTCAACATATGGTAATCCCAGCGGTGAAATTTTTAGTAAGAAAAATAAATGCCCCTATTGTAAAGGTACAGGAAAAAATCCAGGTTCATCCGGAGGACAGTGGCAAAAAGACCCGCGTAAGCAAAACTTACAACAGTTAATTAAAAGTAAAATTAAACCTTTGGCAGAAATTGAAAAAAGAATGGGCTTGGGCGGTAATCAGATTGTACAGGTTGCAAAGCATAAATTTGAGACAATAGGAATGACAATGAATGACTTTGGATCTATAAGAGTAGATCCTGAGGGTAAGAGCTACATCTCTAGTGTAGATGTAGGTGAATATGGTACTTTCTATAATAGAAGCAGCTCACCTTTAATAGAGCCAGTACATATGGATGATTTTCCTGGCGGTACATATACATTAACTGTTGGTAACAAATACAACGTTCTTGTTGGTGCGGGGGGATTGAGCATGAAATCATACGGACAAGTTAACATAAGCGGGTCTATTACTACTATAGCTGGTTCACAGGTAAATATAGGAAGCGATAATGAAGTTAATATTGATGGCGGTAAACGATTGAGCCTTAATGCAGATGTAGTTTCCTTTAGACAGAGAAATAAGAAGCAAATAGTGGTAGAGGGTTCATTAGGTATTACTCATAACATAAGAGCAGCAGGAGGAGCACACATAGAAGGCGAATTAACTGTTAATCATATAACTGCTCCTTCAGAGATAAAGAAAACAGAAGCTGCTAATGTGTTTGCAGCAGCTGCAACAGATCAATCTAACGGTAATGGTAAAATTTTAGGCTTTGGTGTGCCTCTTTATAACTATGCTACTCAAGTAAGTAAGGGCGGGGGTGTAACTTACGATACTAAGGTTGCAGGAGCACCAGCGTACATAGGAATTACAGACCTTAACAATACAATTGGAAGAATACCGGGTACCGCAGGTGGCGCACCGTTTGTTATTGGGTACATCCCGGTGGGGTGTGTCTCTACACAAAACGTGGCTTACGGTTATGTACCTAACCCCACAGGCATGCCAACCCCGAACACTATACCTATTCCGATTTTTGGTGGTATAGTAGCTGCACCCCTAGGACCAGCTGAACCCGGTGCAGCGGACTCACCTTGTATATTTGGTACCGGAACTCCTAATATTAGAGGCGCATTCGGTACTGCTACTGACGGTGGTTCACCTATTCCTATTAATAATGCTACAGCTACAAATTTACCTCTAGTAATATATGGAACAGGAAGAGATCCAGATAGCATTTCTATTGCTCCACATAGTCATTTATACAAATCTATAGCATGTACTTTAACTGACACCAACTTCAAGGCGAGAGAAGTAGCTATGAATTCAGGTGATTCACCAACTCCAGCAAAACCGGTAACGAATGCGCCGGACGACGGGGATTCAAAAGTGAGCAATGGAATAGCTAATAACCTTGCTTAAAAGCTTCTATCTCGCTTCCAACCACATCTATAATACATATTCCAATCTAGTAATGCTCTTTCAAACCCCACGTCTCTTCCTTCTCTCTCAGACATATACCACTTGTTCTTAAGAATCTCCTCTCTCTCAGCTAAAAATTCTTTATAAAGACTCGAGTTTCTTGTTACTGCATCAAATGATGAAAGCGTGTTCATCTATATAATTATTTATTATTTAAACACAAGAATTCCGCACACCAGTAACCTCAAGAGGTTCCCACCAACCCACCCCTGGTGTACTAAGTACAACTTCTCCTTCAAAATTTATTTATTGTTGGGTGAGCTTATTTTTTAGAGAACGAAATATTTCTTTTTTTTCTTCTAAAGCTTGCGTCTCGAGAACATCAATAATCTTACAGGTAACATCCAGTCTAAGCATTTTTAAATAATTAAAAGATACATCTACATTGCAAGGAGACAAGAGATTGTCACAAATTAAAAATAAAATAGAGATTTCATCTTCAGATAAACTTCGAAGTGTTTGCCCGTAAATCATAGCTTTATATCAGCAAAAGTATCTTCAGAAATATTTGTATCACGCGCTCCAATTTTATATGTTGAAATTTCTGTTTCTTGAGGAGCAACCTGAACTTTACTGCTGTCTAAATAACTATCTAACCACCCCGAAATAGGATTATCTTTTTGATTAAAAATCTTTTTATAGCCAAGCGAGCGTAATCGATTATCACATAACCATTTAGCATAACCGCCGAGTACATCTGCATTTAATCCTAATAACGAGCCTTTACTAAAGAGATATTCAGCCCATTCAATTTCATTTTTTGCTGCTTGCTCATAAATTGCGTAAATTTTATCTTCACTTTTCTTTACTATGCTAGAAAATCCTTCCTCATTTTGATCGCGTAAAATTTTAATTAAATTTTGCGTTATCGAAAAATGTAACGCTTCATCGCGCTGAATAAATTTTATTATTTTTGCATTACCTTCCATTATGCCGCGATAGCCAAAATAAAACGAACAAGCAAAACTCACGTAAAAAACTAGCCCTTCCATTACGTTAACAGAAAGAATGCAATCAAATATTTTTTGCTTTAAATCTTTTTTATCTTCGTCACCTAAAATTTTATCATAATTATTTCTAATTAATTCGGCGCGCTTAACAATCTCTTTGTCTTCCATAATACTATCAAAAAAAGCAGAAGCATCAGGATGTACGTTATTAAGGAGGTAGGAATAACTATAACTGTGTATACCCTCAAAGCGCTGCCAAGTGTTCATGCATATTTCAAGCTCAGGATTAGATACATAATCTTTTAAAGAATGTATTGATCGTGATAACATACTATCACCTAACGTTTGAAATTTTAAATTAGTATCAAATACAAATCGCTGCTCTCCTTTTAATTCTTTATAATCACTTCTATCTTTTCCTAGAGCAATTTCATGAGGCCACCAAAAAAATTCTTCTTGCTTTTTAAATAAATCAAAAAATATAGAGTATTTAAATTTGTCATATCTTTGTAAATTTAAATCTTCGCCAAAAAACAAAGGTTGTTTTGCGTGATCAACATTCTTTAAATTTAAAACAGACTTCATAAGCATAATTATAGCTTACAGGCACCGCTAGAGCAATCCATTTCCTTGTTCATTGATTGCTCTTTATCACCATCATCTGTATTGTTGTAGTAAAGGCTTATTAATCCCATGCTATATGCATACATTAACTCTTTCATAACCTTGGCATCTGGTAGTATATTATTAGCGTAGTGCTTATAATTGTAGTATATATTAGTTGATATAGCCATGTCTATATATTTTTGAATAACCGCATTAACATTAATAATACCGGTGTTATCTTCAAAATTATATGCAAAATCGTAATGCGAATCATATTTACCTATACCAGGAACGAGTACCGGTAGCTTACCCATTTTAGACATTTTAAATGTAATTAAAGATCTTACCGGCTCTACCCCATTTGTAGAACTTTGAATAACTGAGCTTGATTCGCAAGGCATACAACAAGATAATGTAGAATGTCTTAATCCATGCTGCTTAATTTGCTCTCTTAATGTGTTCCAATCAAGAGAAAGCTTTCTCTTGACTAGTTCATCTACTTTCTTTTTAAACGTATCAATCGGTAATATATTCTTAAAATATTTTGTTCGATCAAACTTTTCGCACTTACCTTTTTCTTTTGCGAGATTAATACTTGACTGCAAGAGATAATACTGAAAGTGTTCCATATATTCGTCTATTAATGTTAATGCTTGTTTAGAATTATATGATACTTCATTTTTTGCTAAAAAAGCTGCAAGGTTAGTAATTCCGATACCCAGACTTCTTCTTTTTTTAGCAAAATTTTCTGCAGCTTTATTAAAATAAGTTTGAATATCGATTATTTCTTCTAAAAAGCGTACCGTCAAATCACATGTTTTTTCTAAATCTTTCCAATCTTTTATTTCTAACATATTGATTGCCGATAAAATACACATACCTATTTCAGCATTTTCATCATGATAATCATTTAAAGGAATTGTAGGGTGTATGACTTCTGTGCAAAGATTACTCATTGTTACTTGATCAAGCCAGGCAGTATGCTCGTTAGCAGAATCAACATTTAAAATATAAATTCTTCCTGTTTCTACTCTCTCTTTTACTATTAATGAAAAGAGTTTACGTGCAGATATTTTCTTCTTAAGTTTTATTTTTTTATCTGACTCACATTCTTCATAAATTTTATTAAAGCTCTTTGTACCCCAGGCCTGATAAAGATGAGGTACTTCGTGCGGGCTAAATAATGTAACATCTTCGTTTTTAATTACTCTATCATAAAATAACTTTGACATGCCTATAGTATAGTCTAGTTTTCTAACACGGTTGTCATCAGTACCCGCATTATTCTTCAGCACAACAACGTCATCTATTTCATAATGCCACCACTGAATATTGGTAGTTGCAGACCCGCCTCTAAGCCCGTTTTGCTGCCACGCTTTTACTGAGGCTTCAAATATTTTTAAGAAAGGTATTACCCCGGTGTGAACTACCTCCCCGTTGTTTACCGGTGCACCAATAGCACGAATTTTAGAAATATCAATTCCAATACCACATCGGCTTGCTGTAGCAATAGATACTGCAGTACCTGATGCAGTGATAGATTCCTTATTATCATCTACTCCAATCAAGCAACAGCTAGCATAGCTCTTAGAATTTGTTCTAACACCTGCCATGATAGGTGTGGGGAGGTTGATTTTGTGCCTTGAGATAGCATTATAAAATCTACGTACATATTCTAATCGCGATTCTTTAGGGTAATTTATAAAAGTATAAGCAGCAATTAATATATAGGCAAATTGAGGCGTTTCGAAAATTTTGTTAGTTACTCTATTTTTAATCAAATATTTGTCACAAAGCTGCTTAATGCCTGAATACGTAAAAATAAAATCTCTATCGTGATCTATAAACTCTCCAATTTTGTTTATTTCAGCTTCCGTATATTTCTGTAAAATAGATTCATCATATATTTTTTTTCTAATACCCGAGTAAATTACATCAATTAATCTCGGAGCGTGTCTACCACCCCAAACGTCTTTTCTTAGCTGATAGTTTAAAAGTCTACCCGCAACATACTGATAATTAGGCTTGTCTAATGAAATAAGATTAGCTGCAGATTCAATTAATACTTGATGAATTTCCCTGGTAGGGATTTCTTCTATTATGTTGAGCTTGGCATTAATTTCAACCTCTGATAAGCTAACTCCATGAATACCATCAGTGGCCCATTTTATTACTTTATTAATTTTTTCGATATTAAACTTTTCAAGCGACCCATCCCTCTTTTTTACCATTAATGTGCTCATACTACTTTTTAAAAATTAAAAAAGTATTTATACTTACGTATTATAATTTCTTACTACAGAATGTAAAAAGTTTTTTGTTGTTGTTTTGTATATATTTTTATTGGATAAAATATAAATAACAGCATACCCTAGCGCTTGGAAGCTTGAAATGTTTTCAGTATCAAGAAAGTCAGAATATAAATCCTTTTGAGAAATTTTAATATTAGAAATTTTATCTAAATGCTCGCTATCAATAGGGTAAATTCCTTTTCTTAAAAAGGCAAAACAGTTATTACAGCTTAATTTATATTCATTTAATATTTGTGTATAAAAATCTTTGTTTATTTTTTCTGTATTAATGTTGCCTAAGCTTTCTAATTTAGCAATAAGATAATTAAGTGAATTATTAATTGGAATTTTAATACCTCTAAAAAATTTAGGCATTATTGCTTCTCCAGGAACAAGATGAATAACGTCGATGGGATTATATTTTGATTTAATAATTAATCTTTTTTGATCGTATAAATTTTTTAATTGAAAACCGAGGATACAAGCGGGGTAATCACCGTCCGCTAGATACGAAAAAGAATCAATATCTAAGGGCTGTTCAACTAGATCGGTATCAAGTAGATTCACTAACCCTATTATATGAGACGGTTTTACTAGATCAACTTTTATCTCTTTAGCAATTCAGATAGTAAAACTACGAATATAGATGTACCAGATGCTAAAACTGCTGTTGTAATAGCTGTTTTAAAATTCCATGAATGTTTGTTTGATTCATTCTTGTTTTCAAATTCTCTTGCTATTTGTTGTGATATGTTGTTAAATTTTTCTGTAACAACTTCTGTAATATGACTAAACTTTAATTCCATTTCTTTTTCTAAATTATTAATTTTGTCGTCTAAATTTGTTTCTAAGGATTTCATTCTATGATCAAGACTAGTCAATTGACTTAAAATAGAAGGCTTACCATTGCCCTCGTAAACTGTCTTTTTTATGTGCTCGACATGCTCTTGGAGTTTTGAAATTGTTGGATTATTTTTATTCATTTTTTTCTTCTTCATTGTGATATATGAAATGAATACGAACGAATACCTTTAGGTAAGTTGTAAACAATCCCTCTCATTTCGTTAGCCCTGTCTTTTGTTACCACAGTCATTTTATCCTGCGTAACTACTGGACCATTAACAATTTCTACACTACCTAAGTTTAGGGAATATAACTTAATTCCCTTTCTTACGTCAAACACATTAATGGTATTTTTACCTGCTAAGACAGCAGAATAAAGTTTTTGCATATTAAGTATTTATCTGTTGGCAATTTCATTTTTAGAATAAATAATATAAAATATGGCCGAAAACATTACAAAGATTTTAATTCGTCAAGGTACCGATATTCAAAGAAGGACAGCAAACGTTACTGGAATTGTGTTTAATAGTGGCGAGCCTGCTTATTGTGTTGATACAAAAAGGCTCTATATAGGTGATGGGAGTACTTCTGGAGGCAATGCTATTGGTATTCAAAACTTAGGTTATGTACCGGTTTTATTTGGTAATTATTTTAATGGATTTTCATTCGAAGGGTATCAAGCCTTTGCGTCAAAAGGAGCTGCTGTTGGAGATATAATTTATGATGCAGATACAAGAAGTTTGTATGCATTAACTGGTCTAACATCTTTTCCTCCGATTACCGCTGATTTAAAGCAGTATGATTTTTCAACACTTATTAACAATTCACAATTTGAATATAATACTAGTAAACAGCTTCAAATTAAAAATGGTGGAGTTGGTAATAACCAGCTTGCTTTAAACATTGTAGACGGTGTAACCCTTACCAAGCCTGCATTTAATGCCCCGCTTGCAGTAAAACTTAATGGTATTGAAAACCAGTATCTTGCCAAATCTTCAGGAAATACTCTTAAGGGAAACTTTACTAATATTAATAATGATCAGCAAGACTTTTTTGTCCCACCTGGTACGGTTGTGGGTAGAACGAATACCTCTCTTTTAACTGCATTTACTTTTAGCTATATTTTAAGCGAGGCAACCTTTGCATCATCAAACGGTATTACAATTAATCAGGCTGTTTCACCTCCCGTATGGTCATTAGATTCAAGCATCTTTACTATAACGCCCGTCTCTATTGAACTACTTAAAAATACAACCATACAGGGGTTTGCAAATGTAACTGGAAATCTTATCGTAGGGGGTAATGTTCAATGTACCGGGGACGTTATAGCTTATTATACTCCTTCAGATCAAACTATTAAAGAAAATGTAAAGGGTTTATCATCACCTCTAGACAAAATAGATGCATTAAATGGTTACGAATTTACATTTAATAATAAAGCACCATTACATCTGCAAAATAAAGTTTCATATGGAGTAATAGCCCAAGAAGTCGAGAAAATATTACCCCATGCAATAGACTATAGAGAGCATACCGGCATTAAGGGCGTAAACTATGAATCGCTAATAGCAGTATTAATTGAGGGTATTAAAGAGCTTCGTAAAGAAATTAAGAAATTAAAAAATGAAGTTTAACGAATTTTTTAAAGAAGATTTTAACATTTACCCAAATAATCAAACTGCTCCGAGTACGGGGCCTGATATTGGCATGACATCAGGAGATCAGCAAAATACTTTTCCAAGTAAACAAAAAACTGTTAAGTTAAAAATACCAATAAAAAAGAAAAAGAAAAAAAATTAATCTACGTTTTTAAGAAACGTATGTGCTCCAATAGTGTTAGTTACCACAGCCTGTGCATTCTTTCCTCCAAATGAGGGGTGTGTCCATGCGGGTGTGACCTTGCTTTGACCTCTAGAAACGTGGTAATGCGTGGCGCCTCCTGTAATGTCTTCTAATTTCTTGGACAGACCTACCAATGCAATTTCGCTGGCTTGTGCCCATTTTGGGTGTTGTTTGGCTTTATCAATTATACCTCTTATATCCTCTTGACCGGAGGTATATTTATTAAAAAAACTAAATTGTTTAGGCTTTAAAACATTTGCTACTGCAGCTCTAACAAAATCGTTTGAGCTTTTAGATCTATTAACAATTACATTCATTACAGCTTGCATGCCTTTGTACCCCTCGCCACCTGCTTCCCCTATCAGGGCAGCCGCAATTATATCTACATTTCTAATAGGTGCTTCTGCTTTTTGAACAATAGCAGGGGGAGGCGGAGGAAGATCTGCAACCGCTTCTAAAATTTTTTTAACTAGGTCGTCAAATCGCACCTAATTATTTAATTTAATACAGCAACCTTTACGACTTTTGGATATCTATTGGCAAAGAGCATTGCATCTTTTTTATGCTCAAAGAATACGTCAATAACAGGAAGTTTGCCATTAGAGGCCTTCTTTTGAATTACAGCCGTACCTGTGTCTACAGCCTTAACTATTCCAATATTAGGAATAATAACTTCTTTACGATAAGGTATGATTCTTGGGTCTACGGCTATGGATTCTCCCTGTTTTAGGGTATAACCTGTAGAGCTTTGTTTTTTCGAGCTATAATAGTCTGTACCACCACCCTTAGCCCAATAAACGGTAAGACGGACAGTCATCACTTTAAATGAATTGTTATTCGTTTTAGGAATAAATTCGTCCTTATATTTGATTCCATCTGCTCTAACAACTAACTGCTTTGCAGCAGTCTTTTTATCTTTTTGTGGAAGTGATTTTAATTCTTTTTTAAGGTCTATCACACACATTTGTTTTTCTTTATATTGAGTAATGGCTATAGATGCTGTCGACAGAAACAGCCCTATTATCATTAACCCTAGCTTGTTTATTTTTGTGTTTATTTTCATAAAGGAAATATAGTTTGTCGCAAAGCGACTGAGGCCCTAATAGGCAATAATTACTATGTTCTTATATTTATTCTAGTTTACTGGATTCCCAAGGAAAGTCAAGCCATATATTGTCGTCAAATTCTTTTGTAAAGTATGTGGGTATATATCTTGTAGAACTCTTAATGTATAATGTTGCAAAGCGATAAAAATGAAAATCGTGTGTATCGAGGTATTCTTTTACATAATTTAAAGTTGTACCTTTATCTGAAAGATCATCTACCACAACGACTTTTTTCTCCCTATAAACCGAATTAAAATTAATACCCGGAGGCTGAGTTACAACAATATCACCGGCTTTCTTATCTTTATAACTCTTTAAACCAAAATTAAAAACTTTACAATCTAAAAAATGTGATAATAATACACCGGGTACCAGCCCGCCTCTGCCTAAGGCCAGGATAACATCACAATACCCAATTTGATGTGCTAAATCTCTACAGTCAGATTCTATAGTCTTCCAATCAAGACTAACTCGATTCATGAAACTATATTAGCTACCTGTTATTATTTTTGCAATATCTTCTTTTAATTTATTAAGATTGGTCAGAATATAGGTATAATCTTCTTTTAAGCCCCTCGAAGCTCTCTTTGTCATATTATTAAGTTCAAATGCTATTCTTTTTTTAGTTACACAATCCCTCTCTTCTTCATTTTCGTTTCTTTGAACTGCGTAGTCTGTTACCTTATACCCGTAGGCATCATTATTACGTTCGGTGTGATTAATACCGAGCTTATAATTCTCATTTATGGCTTTAATATCCTTATTCACTTAAATATTTATACCATGGGTGACCCTTATAGTAAAAAAGATAAAGAGGCCGCTGCAAAAAAAATATGTGATAATGCTGAATACTATAAGGTGTGTGAGTGCTGTGAGTCAATAATATTATTCGAAAGTGTGTTTTGTCCGGTGTGTGATGGGTATCGGTTTAATAATTCTCTGAGCGCAGTTAAAAAACTCGCCATCGAACTAGCAAAAAAAGAGAAGACCTCAGTCGTTCCGTTTGACCTGATCTAAAGGTACATAGTCATTTAGATAGTGTGAGAGAAGAATTACTTTCTTCATTATATCTTCTTTTCTTGTTCCTTTAATTTTTTTGGCCTGTTCATACAGGTCCAAAATTTGATCAGCGGTGACTTTTTTTCTTTCCGCTTTCATAATAATATTTATTCTTAATCAAGTTGCATTTTTATTCAAGTATAATAATATAAACATATGTCAAACATTAATCCTCTTACATTACAAGAACATGTCGCAACCTTCACTGCCGAATACGAAAAGTTTTCTGGTGGTAACAACGCCGCTGGTACTCGCGCACGTAAGGCCCTTCAGGAAGTAATTAAGTTTGCTCGTGAAGCACGTAAGAGTGTTCAAGAAGAAAAGAACGCTCGTAAGACTGCTAAGTCCTAATACAGTACATTAACGCAATATTACGAGGTCGTGTCTCTGTACCGCCGGCGGTACCCATCAGACCTTGATTACCGGTCACCAGGCCAAACGGTGGAGCACCGCGAGCTGCATAATAAGGATTAGGGTAGTCACCTGTTCCGTAGAGCATTGAATGGTTGTGCGATTTAAATTCATCTGCTTGCGAACTTCCTATAGCTCTACCTGAGTCGACACCACGACCATTATCCCAGCCTCTAATAAATTCACCTCGTAAATCAGGTAAATTAAAAGTAGTAGAGCCATTTCCTGCTCCATAAGTTGTCCCTAATACAGAAAACAATGCAGCATTGGCCGTACGGTCAATAGCTGCACCGTTACATTCTAAATAACCGGCAGGTGGTGTTGATGTTGCCCACATTATAACTGTACCTGTTGGATTACCGCTTCCCGTATATACAGCTTTTCCGGTAACAGTTCCATTAGAAATAGGTACATAGGTATTAGTAGATGGCGCTAAATCATTTAGCTGGGTAATCGTTACATCTGCCATACTAATATTTAATACCGCTTGTACTATAAATATTAATAGTGAACAAGGATTGTCATCTAATATATGAGGCCTATACCTCTCCGGGTACACCTACGGTACCTACTTCGACTACAACTACTAATATACCACTTACCCAGGCTATAGCTAAGCCTACTACCCCGGCTTCTTCGTCTGTTAAAGCAGAAGAGGCAGAAAAAAAGACTAAAGAAAAAACAATTACTTTAGCAGATATAGACTCAGATAGAAAAGCAATCCATGCCGCTTACGATATAGTAGAAGCAATTTATAAGACAGTAGACGGGTTTGATCGAGCCACCCAGGTAATAGCCGCTATTACATCTGTTCATCGCAATGAACGAAAAAGACAATCTGGGATAAAAAAGTGAACTTTAAGCAGTATTATTATTTAGAAGAAAAAAAACGTAAGAGAAGAAGGCGACGTCGTTATAAATTTAAAGCGTCTAGACATTATTATGGGTATCCGTTTTGGGGGCCGGGGTGGTATAATCATGATGTAGGGGGAGGCGGATTCGGAGGTGAAGGCGGTGGGGGAGAATAATTTATATGGCAGATGTAACAATAGCGCAATTAAGTCAAGCTACCTCAATATCTCTCACTGATGTAGTGCCTATATCTAATGGAAGCACAACACTTAAAGCTACTATTGCTCAAATAAGCGTTCCAACGGGAACTATTCTAGATTTTGCAGGCAATACACCGCCGAGCGAATTCTTAGAATGCAATGGTCAAGCGGTAAGTAGAACAACATACTCTACGTTGTTTGCAGTTATAGGTACTACGTGGGGAGTGGGGGATGGGTCGACAACCTTTAACTTACCTAATTTACAAAGAAGAGTACTAGTAGGATCGGGGGGTACAGGTACAGCCACTCTAGCAAACACATTAGGAAGCGTAGGAGGAGCAGAAACTCATACTCTAACAATAAACGAAATACCTTCCCATAATCATAATATGGTTGGGGGTTATAATGGCTATCCATTACAGTCTTATAGCTCTACGTGGCCTGTCGCAGGGACTTACCAAAGCGGAAATTACTGGAATCAGGGAGGCGGAGCTTCTCATAATAATATTCAGCCTTCCGCCGTAGTAAAAAAAATAATTAAAATATAAATTAATTCTTATCAAACTGTTTTTTTACAAGTAGCTCTTGTTGACGTTCTAACACTTTTTGTACATATTGACATTGTAATTGACCACCTAATTTGGCAATTATATCTTCGCACTCTTTTAAAGAAAGATGATTTACCTTCTTATTCTTCTTTTTATTTGCCATATAAGTATTTAGTCTATTTTTTTATAAATATTTAAATGGCCGACGTAACGATATCCTCTTTAGACCCTCTATCTCCTTTAGGTAGTCATGTTTTACCTATATCAGATGGTACGACGACAGGAAATGCTACTATAGCCTCATTACCGGTAGATTATAATAATCTTACGAATAAACCAACTATTCCCGCCGGGGTACCTGTTGGCGCTGTTTTTCATATTGCTACAAGTACTACTCCTGCTGGCTATTTAATATGTAACGGTAATTCTGTACCCAATGGTAATGGCACAGTTCAAGGTATTACTGCTGACTATAGTGCATTATTTTCAGTACTAGGATCAACATATGGATCTGCAGGTAGGTTGCCTGATTTAAGAGGCGAATTTATTAGGGGTTGGGACAATAGTAGGGGAATCGACCCGTCAAGAACATTTGGATCAAGTCAGGTAGATGCATTTCAAGGTCATAGACACGCTCTGGTAACAGGTCATTGGGGTGCTAATACACCTAATCATGATTCTAATTGGCTTACAAGACTTTATAATATTAATGAAAATACCCGTGATAATTACGCAGGAGATGAATTTAGTAACGGGGTTAATGGTACGCCTCGCACTGCATCTGAAACCAGACCGCGTAATCTTGCTTTATTACCTGTAATTAAATACTAGTATGGCAGATGTAACCATATCCTCTTTACCGAAAGGTACACCGTCAGGAAATGCTTTATTGCCTTTTAGCACGGGTTCTAGTACTCTGTCTGTTGCCGCATCTGCGTTATTACAGAGCGCTGGTAATATAGGTGTGGGCACTACTAGTCCTGTGTACAAGCTGGATGTGAGAGATGTTAATCAAAACAATATTGTTGCTGGTATTGCGGGCATGGAGTTTGGTTACAGGCAGTTTGATAGCATGCAAGCAAACACATGGTATACGGTTAGTAGGGGTGATATTCATGGAATGTATACGTACAAATTTACAATAGTTGGAGACATTAGTAATGTAGCTTATCGATACCACGAGATGGGATTTAATAAATCTTATCCCTCACTTGTAAATACAGTTTGGGGTAAAAATACCGGCTTTCCAAGTGACCCGGGTGTTCAGTGGCAAATAAGCAATAGCTGGTATCAGGTAAGAATAACAAACAATAATTGGACAGGTACCACAGGGGTTTTAAGCCTGATGGGTGCGCTGGTATCAATGTAAACATATGGCCGACGTAACCATTAGTCAATTAACTCCGGGTAAACCGTCTAATACAGCCGTCGTACCTTATAGTGAGGGCGGTCAAACCAAAAGCACGACGGTTTCTAATTTTGGCGTACCGGTGGGAGCGGTATTCCACCTTGCCACAAGCACGGTTCCGGTGGGGTATTTAAAGTGTAATGGTAATGTCGTACCTAATGGTACCGGTACCGTGCAGGGGGTAACAGCCGATTTTAGTGCTTTGTATAGTGCATTAAGCAATACATATGGGTCGTTGGGGCAATTACCTGATTTACGAGGTGAATTTGTTCGAGGGTTTGATGACGGTAGGAGTATAGATTCAGGGAGAGTGTTTGGATCAAATCAGGTAGATAATTTAAAGAGCCATAATCATACTGGAGCGCTTCCTGAAGGTGGCGTCTGGTTTAGAATGTTCCAATATACTGGCGATACCTATAGGTGGCCAAGTGAAGGAGGTCCGGGTGCATTTGCAGACAGGTTAACCGGTAGTACAGGCGGTACGGAAACAAGACCAAGAAATGTAGCATTAATGGCAGTGATTAAATACTAATATGGCAGACGTAACCATATCCTCTTTACC